TATTGAATCGGGCGTATATGATGTCACGACTTGAGGAGGCGTACCATCCCCCCAATCTATAAAATAATTTGAAAGTTGTAGATAGGCATTGAACTCAATATCCGCAGTATTATAAACATTCCAAGTAAACGGATTTGTTGTTGTGGATGAAAAAATAAAATTGGTTACAACATTTTGTTGTGATATTGCACCATCAAAAACTGAATAGTATCCCAAATCAATTGTATTTTGAACAAGTAAGATTGGGACGGTTAAACCTGTTAATAAAGATGTGTCGTTTGTACCACCCGTTAAAACTTGGGTCATTGCCGAATACACACCATATGTTTGACCTGATACGGTAACATCTGAAATCACCGTTTGTAATACTTCGGGTGATACCAAAATTCTCATTACTTGCGTTTCCATTATTGAGGATTTACATATTCATACCATTTTATCGGAGCACTTACCGTACCAACTCTATTACCATTTGGATGATTAAACACCTCAAATGTTTGTGTTGGGTAATCTAACTTTACTTTGTAATAGAAATAATCTTCAGGTGGAAAATCAAAAGGATTACTTGAATTTTGTTGTCTATTCATCATTTTTATAAATGTTCCATTGTCAGCGTTAAAAAACTTTGCTGTCATATAAAATGTATCAACATTTAAAAAATCTCTTTTCTTTAACCAATAGATAAAAAACCCTTCTTTATCACCAATGTAATCCAACGTGTATTTTGGTTTTCTTATTTGGACTGGCGTCGTATTTGATAATACCGCAGGTGTCATATATCCTTGAGACACGGGCAATATTGTCGTTAAATAAATTTTTTGTGTTAGTGTTGTTGGACTATCATAATAATCAATCTTCCAAAAAGACTTTGAGAATTTTCTTTGGTAGTAATATATTTGATTCACACTAAACTTTGGTATATATGAGTTCAACCAAGTTGGAGTTGTTGCAATTGGGTTATTCAAATAGAACTCATAATTCAATGATGTTTTTGTTTGGTCATAAATCGCATGGTCAAATCTTGTAACCTCAAAGTCATCATCTTTGTTTAATATTTTATCAACAATTGTTGTCTCATATTGTTCGATGGCTTCTTGAGCACCCCCAAAATCCCATACCTGTTCCAAAGGAAATACAATATCCTTTGGTTGGTTATTAAACAACACTCTTATTTTATTCGCATCCATCGATTATCGGGTCTACTACCACATCAGGGTATAATTGGGTTATGTCAAATGACGCACCTTCTGGATACAACCTAAATTGTAAATTATCAAAAGGATAATGAGTTTCATTCAAAAAAGGATAATCAACACCCCTTTCCAAACTATCTATATAACCATAAGTATATATCTCCCTCCAAATCCATTGCTGTAAGTTGTTAGAAAAATATGCCCACGCTGGTACATCCTCAACCAAATTGTTACTCGCAGTCTCCAAATAACTTGAGAAAACCTTTAATGTTATTGGATTATGTACCTGATAGTAATAACCATTTGGATTTGTTGCGGCTGTGGTTGGAACCGTAAAACCTTTTTGATAATACGTTAATTTTTGCATGTAAGGTGAAATAACTCTTTCGGTTTGTGTAATTTCATTCCATTCACACCAATCACCATACATCGTGTCACCACTTGTTCTTGGTAAGTTTACCGTAAAGTTATAAACCTGATTTCCTTGAGTACGAGTGTATCCCGTAATATCATTTGTCTCTAACGAATCATTATTTGTCGTTGACCACCACTGATTTGTTTTGCCAGGTAACATATTGAACTTCCAACCTCTTCGTAATTGATTGAACCAACCCATGTATCCCACATATTGAAACGTTGCGAAAATTTGGGTCAAAGGTTTTTTGTTGTTGTCCTGTTGATTAATAACACTCAAATCGTGAGCCAAGGTAACATTATAAGTTTTTGAACTTTGATACGCACTTACCCTACCAATCTTATTTGGTGTTAATGATGAAAATTGATACACACCATCATCGTTGAATGAGTTTAATTCAAAACCATTCATAGTAATAATTGAATCGTGGGGGTCTGTAATAATCTTATGTATTCTTACATAATATCTTGATTTAGTTTCACCACTATTATTAACATCAATAATTCTTTTGAACACACCTGTTACACCAGTATTAAATGTTGTACCTGTAAATCCAACGTTGGCTAAATTGAATGTGTTCGCATCTGAACCTAAAGTTCCATTTCCTAAACTATAAACTTGGAATGTGTTTACATCATTGTATGTAAATGGTAATTCAACATATTCACCTTCTAACAATCCATGTTCAACAGGACAATTAAATTGGACTACAGGTAATCCTCTCTCACTACCCAAAACAATATAAAAAGGAATTCCATCTCCTGATTTCCACGGGTTAATTGATGTTCCATTTTCAAAGAAATATTGCATCGGGACATTGTAGTCATTTTCATATGGATATGACATAACAATATTCCAATTATAACTTGAAGCACTTTTAGTTACAAAAGGTATTTGTTTGTTATCAATATCAGTTCTAATAAACTCAAATTCTTGATATGTTGGGAGTCCACTCCAACTTCCGTTAATAACAGAAATTTCGGGATTAATATAAACTAACGAATTTTTATATACATCATAATCGGTATAACCAACTAAATTGTTTTCGTAAAGATAAGAAATTTTAATGGTAGGTCTAAAGGTTGTTGATTTTTGTCTTTCACCATCAAAAACCGTAATTAAGTTTAAAGAAACAGTCCTATCATAATCCACAACCTCAGATTGTGTTTGTAATAACTCGGTTTGAATACCAATATCAGTATTGGGTGCCGCCTTATATTGTAAGTCAGGTTTAACGATTAAATAACTACTAACACTCATCTTAAATACCTATATATGTTTGAGAAAATTTATCCATAGCAGACCTTCCTTTTTTCAATCCAAAATAGAAATACCAAGGAGCACTAACAATAGTTTTTTGGTTATTCGGAACACTAGCGTTTTTGGCAATATACTCACCTTTAACATTTCTTTGGAAGATGTAACCTTTTCTATTTTGTATCAAACCTGAACTATCCAAAAACATTGGTGTTCTTAATCTATCAAGACTTTGGTAGTTTTGTTTAAAAAATGGTCTACTATCTTCACCTGTTTCCCAATTGTTTTCTCGAGTACCAAATATAGTCAATCCACCATTATTCCATGTTTGGTTCACCCAACCATAATATGGAACTTGTTGTGATTTTGTACCCAAATCATCTGAAATTAGTGTTGAACCAGTTAAGTTTCTATCAAGTCTTCTTGGTGAAATAACGTCTCTATCTTCACTTGAACCACTGTAAAAAATACCAAACACGGGAGAAAATAAAGAACCAAGAGTATTTCCAGCACCAACATATACAGGATTGTTTAATGGGTTTGTTGGGTCGTCTACGTAGTTTTCCGCATCATATGGTGTTACACCGTATTGAGAATTAATTTGTAACATTTGTGCATAATCACCGTCAATTTTTTCTTCCCCGTTTCTATTGAAAAAACCAAATTGTTCGGTTCTTGTGGTGGAACCTGGTATTAACTGTAAAAGGAATGATTCGTTTGTTAATCTTGAAAGTACTAACAATTGATTCAAACCACTTACATCGTTCCATGATGTCGAACTAAGTTTGTTCATTTGATATCCATAGTAATTTGGTGAAAGTGTAACATACTTTGACCAATCATATTTTGGACCCATATCCAAAATAGTTGTTGGATATAATAAATTCCTAACATGTTTACTTTGATTATCACCAGTTTTACCAATAAATTGTTTTGAGACATTATTCCATGGACTTGAGCGATAATATGGGTTGTTTGAATTTGGGTCAAATACAACCACATCAGAACAATAACCATACGTAACTTTGCTATTAGAAACTTTTCTACCAAACGTTAAATTATCCCCACCAATTTTTGTTAAAACAGGAAATGCAAATAATGTTCCATTTACCCACGAATTAACAAATGTTTGTGCAACAAGTCCTTGGCAAATACCATATGTCGACAAGTATCTAGCCTGCCATTGTAAATATAAATCAAAATCATTATTCCTACCAAACAACGATACGATTGGTTTATTTACCAATACATAACATCCTCTAACAACTGTTTTATTACCTCCAGAATTGGTATTGCATGGATTATCTGATGGTCTCACAGTAAAATTAGTACCATAACCATTGTAACAGTACAAATTTACCATTTTATCACAAGTAAACGTATCCGCAACAGAATTAAATGTTGTACCAGTGTCGTTATCAGGTATTCCTGATGAGTCTCCATAATCAAATGATGGTGGCACCACAGTTGTTTCTGCTTGACCATAATCATCATATAGCGTATATGGAAGTCCGTTGGATGCCTGCCAAGCAAAGTAGTTATTTAACACGGTATCGGGAATAGTTCCAACAGGAAGTCTGTCAGACCTCATTACCATTTTTTGATTGTAAACAACCATACTACCAGGAGCGTATCTTGCCCATGAAGGTGCAAAATAATATCGTGGTCTAACGTTATTATTATCATCACCGTTAACTTTCTTGACTGAGTTTGTCCATTTTGCAGGTTCACTATAAATAAACGAACCTCCTTCAATATATTCGTTTGGACGATATCCAACTCCAGCTGGTGTGTTTTTTCTAACGAGTAATTCATTAGAACCACCCAACAAAACCATAGCGGTTGTTAATAAAGTATCTCCATTATCATTATCTATTGTGTAATTATTAACTTGTGAATAATCTAACGCCGAATAATAACTTTGAAGTGTTGTGGTGTACGCTGAATATTGTGTACCAGCTGTGTAAGTAAATGATGGGAAATACAAATACCCACCATTATTTGTTTGTAAATTATTTGTTAATTGACTATGATTTACTGTCTGTAATTTTGGTTGTACCGGTACGTTAATATAAAATTCACCTTCAACCAATTTGGAACCAAAATTATTGTAACCAAATATTTTAGATAAATCATATTTTATTGTTTTTCTACCACTTTGTGGGTCTACACCCCTAACCATAAAAACAATACTTATATCACCACCATTCCAAGCCGAAAGATAGTCATCATATGATTCAACACCATTTTTACCATCTTCTTTAAATAATTTTAGGGATTGACTTAATTGACTATATAAACTGTCGTTAAACACCAAACTTGTGTTCGGTGGTGGTGTACATGGTGTTTGGAATTGAATTGTAAATGGAGAAGTTGACGTTATACTATTTTCACAAGCACATATAACAATTTGAGTTTGTGATGTTGTCATAACTGTGGAACCTAAAGTTCCATCATAAAGAATATAATCAAATGTAATTGGTCCGATAGCACCTGAACCTCTTTTAACAGTGTATTGTATGTAATTACAAACAGATGAACTTGGCTGTACTACCGCATTTTGTGAAACAAAGTCATTATACGTTAATCCTGTAATTACCTGAAAATATTCTATGTCTGTCGCAAACGTATAGTTCTTACTAACTAACTTTGTTGGGTTACCATTTAAATTATAGGTAACCGATTGTGATACATTTGAATTTGAAGGGTCAGCATAATCAATAACAATTGTTTTACCCTCTATTGTTGTACCAGTTATACCAGAGGTATTTCCAATCGTTACCGCACTTACGTTAGGGTCTTTGGAAAAGGTTGGTTGTTGGAATGATATCAATTGACCAGACTTGAAAAATGATTGAGTATCTGGGTCAACAATAACCGCCATTATATTATCATAGTGAAATGTGTTTGGATTAAATTTTGGTTCTATTTGTGTTTTAATTCTGTTAGAACCAGGATAAACATCACTATCAAAATACTTTGACTTTAAGTTAAATTTATTTATTACTTCCCAAGGTGGTAAGTTATTTATAAAATCATAATCATCCTTTATTGCCAAAGTTGTTGACTCTGTGATGGGTACTCTCGCTGATGGTCCATCATATCCTTGACCGGCAAAAGTTGCATTCCACTCAGGAACTGAATTACTCCAAGAATCATTCAAAAAGAAATTAGCGTTAAGCGATGTTGAATTTTCTGCAGATACTTGTTCAATTAAACGTAATTCATCGTCATCAGTCGGAATTTCTTGCGGCGAACACTCACACGGTTCACAATTTGGATATGATAAATTTGGTAACGTGAACTTATAAAAAGGGTTTGTTAATTGTCCATAAATACTTCCTAAATCAACAGGTTTTGGACATTTGAGTTGGTTTTTATTACTTCTAAATAAATTTATTGCATCACAATAAGTTTTTAATACTATTAGATTAACACCAAAAATAAAAGCAATAAATGGTCTAATAATAGCCCAAACTATTGTAAGGACATGTAATACAACAATTAACGCCAAAAAAACGTAAGTAAACAATGGAAAAATAAACTGTCTTAAAAAGGTATATCCAAAGTTAGCATCTCGTATGGCATCAGTTGCCGGAAATCTATTATTTTCACTGATACATTCTGAGTTAGTAATATCTTTAATACCAATAAAACTTTTTCTATTGGCACCTTTTCTCCACTCATCAATGTGGCTTGCAACAGTGTAAACTTTATTGTATTGATATTCGTAAAAAGTATCTGTACAAGCAACCGCAGCACTTGGGTTTGTATATCCACTCCAATCTAAACCAAAATAGTAAGAACCAAGAAGTTGTTTGTATTGTGGACTATTAACATCTAACGAGTATATAGGGTCTTCGTCAGAATCAATCCAACCATATTCTTTAATATTAGGAACTAAAAAATGTGCCCTCTTTACGGTTTTTTCCGCATCGACTGGCTGAGTATATTTTATTTTAAATCTATACTTACCTTTTGTAGGAATACCAACAGATGGGTCAGGACTCAAAATTTGTTCACCAAATTCATTCGTTGTAACGTAGTCCAAATTCATTGGGACATCCATTACCCACGTACCATCCTCATCAATAACTTTTCCACCCTGTGGTAAAACCGCTTGTTCTAATATTGGATATCCGTCATTATCATTAAATATTGTTTGTCTAATACCAATAATTTCACCAGGTCCTGTACTCAAATTACACAAACCACCCAATTCTTTATTTGGTCTACAATTAGTACGAAGACTTTCTTCATCGTTATTAGTTAACAATGAACCCATAAAAATCGCGGTTGGTTCAATAGTAATTCCCGCAGTCCTTAAATCAAAATCATGACGAGAAATATTGATTTGACAAATTTCAGGTTGTCCCCAAAATGGTTCAACATTTACTGTCTCACTAAATGAAACAATTTGTGGTAATTCATAAAGGTTAGTAGACGATTTAAAACTTGCTCCGTCAACTTGGTCTTCAGTGGCTCGACCCATACGAATTAAATCTTGTGGAGATAATGAGAACGGTCCAATATCCGACAAATCTAAATCCATGAATATTGTGTAGGAACCTAATGGAACCCCCATTATCATGTAGTCACCACTACCATTAGTTTTGACTGTAAATCTATAGTACTTATCATAGATTTCAATCAATGCGGGATTTGTTAATACATCATTTCTTGATGGGAATGTACCAGTTGCAACGTGACCAGGATATTGTGGTTCGTAAGGTAATAGATTATACCTATAACCATCTTCATTTAAACCTTCAACACTTGAGTAAGGATAAAGAATTTGTGTTATATCATTATTTTGGTCTTCAGCTGTTATAGGTATGAATACCGAAACTTTTGCATTTGGAATACCATAACCACCATTGGCTGTAACACGACCAACAACAACACCATAGTCGGCACACATTCTTGTGTAGACATCGTCAGCTCTTACCTTTAAAGATAAAATTTCTAATTGTTCGAAATCTTGGTTTAATTGAACATTGATTTGTTTGTCAACCCCAACCTGTGTTCGTAATCTAATAGTTTCAGGCATTTGTTAGTATTTCTTTGATAAATAGTTTATTGGCTATTTTTCAAAGGATAGTCATTGATTTAATAAAATAAATCATCAGCTAAAATTAGTAGTTTGATAGTTCTTAACTCTTACCACAATGTCTTTAGATGGGAATCTGATTTGATAGATTTGGTTTGGTTGAGCAAATATTGTATTGTCAGTCAATGAGATTTGTTTTGTTAAATTATTTGAATAAGGCATTGATGTTTCAGCCGAACTGTATTGTCCACCAACTTTACCAAATACAGAAATATCTGTAACACTGACAACTCCGTTTTCCTCTTGAATTAAACGGTTCAATTCTGATAACAAAATGTTTTGTCCTAATCCTCTTACCGCAGAACTAAAGAATGTTGTAGTTCTATCAATAATGTTTGAAATAACAACCCCTTGGTTTTGACTTGAATCTAACACCACAGAAATATCTAAACCTAAATCAATAACTTGAGCACTTCCTACAGTTACATAGTCATTAATCATTCTGTAATTAGAAAGATATTCAGCAATATTATATTTTAATGTTTGAGATACATCTGATGTTAAGTTACCTGTCGAATCGTAAGATAATATCTGAACATTTATTTTGTTGTTATTTTCTGTGATGGCAACTTTTGCCGGTGCTCCAAACTCTCCTGGCATGTTTCTAATAACCGCTTCGTAGTCACTGATGGTTACCGCTCTGTTTTGTGCCGCAAAGTTAAAGGTAACATAGTTTCTAACCTCTTCTGTTGAAGGATACCCCGCACCACCGATTGATGCTGTTACGTTATTACAAGACAATGAATTAATAACCTGATTGTTAATAATGTCAGATGGTCCAACAATTGAGAAATCAACCGCACCAATTTGGTTAATTACATTCACACCCAAGTTTGTTGCAATACCACCACCAATACGATATTGAATAAACATTGTTGTATTTGCCTGTGGTGTATTACCCAAAGACATTGAGTTGTTTTGGTATCTTTGAATTTTTAACGGAACATCTAAAGTGGTGAATTGTCTTAATTGGTCTTCAGCAGTGTTTGTTCCTCCACCGAATGTTATTTTCAAGAAACCTTCAGGTGTATATTCTGTTATGAATCTATCTTGAGTTTCAATGTATGTGCCAACTTTAATTGCCGGGTCATCAGATGGCTTTGATGGGTCAGGGATAAACACTCTACTTTCAGCCAACGCTGGTACTTCATACCATCTACCATTTGGACTTAAAAATTCTTGAGCCGTTGGTACGTTTGAATATGCGGTTCCTTCTCTTTGTATGATTGCAGTTACACCCAACACGTTTTTTTCAGGTAAGAAAAATTCAAAGAATGGTCTAACATCGTTTGGAGTTATAACTCTTTTGAATACCTTTGTAATACCGTTAACAACTGTTTCTCTTTTAGTAATTGTATAGTTCAACAAGTTACCATTAGAATCAAAGTTTGGTATTTTTAATCTGTTTGGGAAACCTTCATTGTTGAATGGTGATGCAAAGTTCACATCATATACCGTCTCAAATACTTGTCCTGAACCGTTAACTTGAGAACCACGTCTTAAAATACCCAAATATCTTTCATCTTCTTTATCACCAAAGGCTGGAACTGTAATTGAGAAATCAACCAAAGCAACCGATGGTCTTTGACCAGGTATTTTCAAACCATACGTTCTTGCAATATTATATACTGAAGAACGTTGTTGGGCGTATTGTAAAACGGTTTCTTGAATACTTCTATCAATGTGATAGTGTAAGTTATCGGCAACCGCCGCGTTCAAATCCAAGAAAACTGAGAAAACTGACGCATCATTAAAATTGTCAATTAAGTCAGGATAGTAAGTTTTGGTATAATTAATAAGTTCTTGTCGGATTGCCGCAAAGTCCCTAACCGTATATGAAATTTTCTGTTGTGCCATTTATGTTAAATATTGATGATAATAAAATCTTTTGTATTGAAAACGTCATTTGAAATTGCATAATCAATTCTGACCTTTGCAGTATATTCAGAAACATCAGCGTTTGTTATATTCAATTCTGAGGTTACGTTTCCTTCAGTTGTTGGTGTTAATGTTGCCGCTTCTGATGTTGGAGCTGTAATGGTGATGTTTGTTAATTGTAATTGTGGCATAAACCTCTCAACAGAATCCCTAATCTCAGCCTCAATATTCTGAAATGTTGGTCCATCCAAAGGGTCAAAAACAAATTCATATAACCTTGTTCCAAAATCAGGTAAAAAATATCTTGAACCTTTTCGAGTCAAAATTAAATGAATTAAATCTGTTCGGATTTCCTCCGCAGCATAATCCGTTAAATCCAAATATTTTCCATCAAAAGAATCTACAAACGGGAAACTTATTCCATATGTTTTACCTTCAGCCATTATCTATAAATATAGTTGTGTTCCCTTTTTTGTGAGCAGGAAAATACGGACAATGACGACAACCATTTCCACAACAATAACCACGACTCAAATGGAATTCTTTTGTGAACACATATTTTCCATTTTCAATATAAAAAGAAGAAGGGGAAAGTTGTTCACTTTCCCCCTCCGTAGATGTTTTTATATCTTTCTTATTTAATTTCACAAGCTCCACCAGCACATGCCAACTCACCACTCAAATCTGTGTTGTCTTGTAATTCAACAACCTTTGATAAGTCAATTGACTGTAATTTAGAGAATAATCTTTCGTACTCTTCTTCAGTACAATCCTCAAATGGTGCTTGAATATAACTTCCACCATCATAAGGTAATACTGATAGACCATTGTAAAAGTCTCTGTTTTCCCACATCCACTCACCAGCCAATTCCCAATCTTCAGATTTCAAACTGATTGTTGCTGATACGTTGTGAGTGTTAGAACCTGTTCTGTGACCTGGTCTAACCCACTCTTGTGTGATTTTCTTAACACGGTCCAACAATTGGAATGGTGATTCTGTTCTCAAGATTGCTCCCACAGGTGCTTTTTGTGGAACAGAAATAACCGCTGTGTCGTGTGGACGGAAAAATTCATCTTCAACCAACTCAGGGTGATACATTGCCAAGTATTGGTAGATTGCTTCATTCTTACCTACACGGACTCTACGAATATAAAAGTCGTTATGCCATGCGTGGATACCTGAAGATGTTCCCAATGTCAGAGATGTAGTCCCTGCAGGTTTTACGGTAGTTGTACGAGCCGACTTGTTAACACCAATCAACTCAGCAACTCTCGCGTTTTCTTCTTTTACAAGTTTAGCCGCTTCTTTCATGTTGTAACCCAATACAACACCTGAACCGATACCTGTCATAGATACACCAATCAACGCTTCTTTTTCAGTTGTACGTTTCCAAATGTCTCTCAAGTAATGGAAATCAGTGTAACCCGCTTGAAGTGTTCCGATGAAAGCCGCCGCTTTAACACGGTTGTTCAAATCTTCTTGTGATTCAATGTCAGAAACATTTACCTCACACAAGTTACAGAATTGGTTTGGTCTCAAAGCGATTTCACAACATGGATTAGTTCCCCAATCTTTGTCGTTTGTAAAGTAGATACCAGGTTCACCCGCTCCTGACGCTTCAACACGTTTCCACAAATCCATAAAAAACTCTTTTGTAATTTTGTGTCTAACCAACGCAGCTGAATTGTTTGCTCTTCCTCTTTGTGGGTTTGTTTCCCACCAAGCACCTGACTTACAAGCAATCATCTCGTGGTCATCAGCTGAGAACAATGAAATCAAAGCCGCTCTACGAATACCACCTGCAAGAACTGCGTCTGCAATGTGACATACCATATCGTGAACTTCAATCGGTGTCATCTTTTCACCATCTTCTTTAGCGTCCAACATACCTTTTAGTTTATGAAGACAATCCTTCAATGGTTGAGGACCCGGTGCTTTACCACCTGAGGTTACAAGTTGAGCCCCTTTTGGTCTAACGTCAGAGAAATCAAATTCTGGTGTTGACAAGTTTTCACCAAAGTATGATTTCATCAATACTTTAATTGCGTCAGCCCAACCTTCAATAGAATCCCCAACCAAGAATCTTCTTGTTCTATTCGGGTTAGGTTTTCTAATTTCAGGAAGTTTTTCTACGTGGTGTTTTTGAACTGAGTATCCAACTCCAGTTCCACCCAATAACAAGAACATTGCTTCTGAGAAAGCGTCCAAGTGGTCAATAGGTAAGTAAGCACAGTTGTAGATTCTGTTTGGAGAAATCTCAATTGGTTTACCACCAAATTGCATTGACCTCATTGAAGGTAATACTTTTTTATCATATACATATTGATATACATCCACAATTTCACCTGCGATTTGTGGGTATTTCTTAATATGCATGTTCATGTTTCTTGTTACCAATTCTTCCCAAGTTTCTCTTCTTTCCAACTCGGGGATGAATTTTGCGTACTTCATGTAGACAGTTAGGTCTGACAATATCTTTTGTGATGCGTCCATTTTATTAATTATAATTGTTTTTGTTTGTTAATTCAAGTTAGTTTCTTGCTCCTTTTGTTTTCTTTTTTCCATTAATTCTTTAATTCGGTCTCGTTTTTGGTCTTCTTTCTTTTCTTCAAATCCTAAGAAAGTAACTGAACTTTCAGTATCAATTTCGAGAAGTTCATTATCGAATTTACAGTTTTCAAATATGACACCATCTTTACCCAAACGTGATTTGGTGATTGCGATGGTTGCCAAGTTCATTTCTTTTTGTTGTAAAGTTTTAGCCACTGAAATGATAACGTGTCCAACTTGTGCCTTTTTGATAGAACCACCCATTTGGTCGGTGGTAACGACCTCAGAAGATATAGAGCTTCTGTTACCCTGTGTTGCGGTCCATCCAACAACTCCTAGTTCGTGACAAAGTGCCTCAAACCCTCTCATAACCGAACCTTCACTTTTCCATTCATCACCCAAGTTTTTATCGGGTACAACACAATCAATATAGTCCAAGACTATCATGTCGATATTATGACCATCAGCAATCATCTTACGAATCATGTTTTTAATTTGGGTCATAGTGTGTTGGTCTGAAGGTAGTTTTTTAAGAAACAACTTGTTAGTCATTTCTTCTCTCACTACACGAGCTTTTTCCAAAACTTCTTCTCTATGTAAAGGTAGTAAATCAGGAGCAATACCTGTCCACATAGTGAAGTGTTTTCTTTGAATTACTTTTGGATTGTCTTCAAAGAACAACTGTAATACATCGTATCCGTTGTTAAATGCTGAGTTAGCAATCTTAGAAAGAACCGTAGTTTTACCTACCCCAGTTGGTGCCAAAATAACACCGAGTTCTCCTTTTGCTAAACCACCTTTAAGTAATTTATCAATACCCGTGATTCCCATTGGAATTGGATGACGGAAATCTTCATTTAATACGTCATCTAAATTTGTGAACACATCTTCGATTTTGTTATTGTTCTCCCCCACTTGTAGAGCGGTTCTTACCAATTCCTCAAGTTTGTCATAGTTTTCAAATTCGCCATTGTCAAGAATTTTTTGTGATTTTGTAATCGCTTTCTGTAACTCTTGTTGTTTACAGAACTTAAGAGATTTCTCTTGTACGAAAGACGCTCCTTCAGTAGGTGCGTCTTTTACTTGTTTAATGGTATCGTTAAGAATTTTTAACATTAACTCTTGAGGGAACTCACTTTTCACCATTTGTGAAAGTGTCTCAAAAGAAGGAGTACAATCATACTTCACGTAATACTCCTTAATAAGTTGGAGTAATGTTTTGAAGTATCTGTTCTCGAAGTGTGATGGTTCAATTACGTCAATGATAGAATGTGCGAAATCTTTGTCTAAAATTATTTGATTTAGTAGTTGAAGTTGAAATGTATTACCTAGATATTCGAAGTTCTTGTTTGACATAATTTATTGTTTTTTACTGGTAGTGATAAATACTGTTATACCAAGCTATAGTTCATGTAAGTTGTAACAAAATTTTCACCTGAAAAAATGTCAGTTAAGTCCCTTAATACACTTTTTACTTGCTGGCGTATGTCTACGGTGTATCTTATTTTTGGTGGGAAAATTTTGGCGTTTAAAATTCTATGACAAATTGTCTGTTCTCCGAGTTTAATATAAAAATTAAAAATTTCGGGACCGTTTGTATTTGATGTTTCAAGTACATTTTGGTCTTCAAAAATTTGTTCTTGGTTCTCTAAAAGATAAACAACCGAACGCATTTTTTGTTCGTATTCAAAAGCGGATACGAAGTCTTTTAAATAGTAGGACATATCCAACGAGTTTTTAGCCGTTGGGTTATACCCACGAACGTTGAAATACCTTTGAATAACAATGTTGTCATTCAATGTGATGAGGAATTCCATCTTAATTACATCTGTTTCTTTCATATTTGTATTTTTATTGTATGTTATTTGTCTTGTCTAAATTTTCTTTTTTCTTTTCTTGTTAATTTCATGAATGGCTGAATGAATCTCAAAAATTCATCGTCACTTTTTCCGAGATACTTGAAGAACCCGTCATCAGTCATCATACGTATTAGATTTTTGTAACCCCTACCTTCAGGGTCTAAAGTGTCGGCATAATATTGTTCAACAATTCCTTTACCATCATCAGAAATGAGTGGGTTCTGTAAGTCCACGATTTTTTCATTGATTTGAAAAAATTCTTCTCCGTAAATTCCGTCTTTTGTCTTTCCACTGATTAAGTTATTAAGTGCCGTGTTTTTTTCGTCTTCCTTAAGTAATTCTTTTGCCTTGATTAAAATATCATTAATATTGACGGGTTTGTCAAGGAACTCAGGGAAATATTTGATTAAAGTTTTTTCTCCGAAATAATATATTCCATTTATATTATCGGACTTGTCACCTGTAATAATCTTATATGGTAGAATATTACAAGCCGGCATTTCATATGTACCAATCTTAACTTTCTTACCGTGAGTGTAAAACACTTTGGCGATTGGTGAGTAAATGGTTGTGTTCTCGTTCACCAACTGAAGTAAGTCTTTATCGGCTGATAAGATGGTTTTCTTCTCTTCTGGTGATATTTTACAGTAGTGGGCTAT